TTTGATTAATAGAATTGCCTATGCTACAGCATATATACGCGTAGGATACACGTAATAGTAATTAACATAGATACACATACTCTATGCGTAAACAGGAACGAACTTGCACACTCGTACATGTACGCGCGTAATATAATATAATATACTACTATTATAATATAATAATAATACTAAGTTAGATACTACTATATATACTATTAATAGTGTACACATATACGTATGCGTAATAGATTTGCGCTGACCAGTACCCATAGCCAAAGCCTTATATATTACCATACGTTACGCCACGTAGGGTAGTAGGCAGCATTGAAGCAGCAATATTAGTTTTTGGAGTTTCCTCTAACGCGCGCGTACCCTAAGGGAATAATACTTCATGAGTAAATAGGCACGAAGTTATAACCCTACCCTATATACGCATACGCATACGCGTAATTATAATAATATAATACTAATATAATATATAATAATATTAATAAATAATATATAAATAATAATAATATAGTAGTAGTGTACACATAAGAGAGTTTTTATGAGGTCTTACTGCCTGCGTATGAGCTAGGTCTTACTGCCTTAGTTATGTGATTAGTAAAAAGAAAAGGAATGTGAATAGTCATGAATCGTTGTTCTATGATTATTCTGGTGTTAAGTCAATAATGACTGCTTTCGTGTTTATCTTAAGTTTATTTGCACTTGCAAATGTCCTTAAGGACTCGAAACCTGCCTTATCTAAGGTGCGATAGCCTGTAACTTTTTCAAGTTTCACGCTACCTGATGCAACTATCTTGTCTATAATAGACTCGCTAGTTACCTTAACTTCAGGCATAACGGAGACGTCAGGAGCAGTACTGACTAATGAAAACCCTAATCGAGAAGCTAACTTCTCAAATAAGGCTCTATCAGCTTTACTGATTGATGTACCCATCAATTAAACAATGTTCGCTACTAATATATAAGTCGCTCGGTTTTACTACCCTATTAATTATAATAACTAGTATAGTAATATACCTTAGCGTACCGTAATCGCCCACTAAGTACAGTACGGTACGGTACTGACCCTAGTGCTTATAGAGAAAAACCTATTTTTGAGAAAAAACGAGGGTACAGATTCGTTCCTAAATACGAATGAAGTTAGAACCTATTTCGTTGCTTTTTTCTTACTAGCGTGCTTTAAGTTGACAAACCATCTTCTTATTGTGTACTTACGAACGTAACTAGCAATAACGTACCATGCAGTTATCTGTAACATTCCGAAGATTTCACCAGACTGAATTACGTCTATATAAAGGGGGAGTATAGTGTAGTTCATTATGGTAGCAATAGCACAACCAATAGCAACGTCTAAGGCAACCTCTAACGCAGAGCGTAGTTTGGTGTCTTTCTTCTTTGGTTTTCCCTTAAGAAAACTAAGGTTTATTAAACTCATTAAGTCCATAATATTGATAGGTTATATAAAGGTTGCGTGGATTAAGATTTCTTCTCTTCGACTCTATCCTCATTGTGAGCCTTGTAAGTAAGACCAGATTGAACGAGCGTACCCTGCAGTCTAAACAAACAACGCTCCAAACCCCTCTTGGAGTGTTCGCCTATGAATTTATTACATGCAACACACAAGACCTTTTCTATCTGTTTATTACCGAACACTATCCATTCCCTCAACGTTTGATACCTGATCGTTCGTGAAAATTAGCACAGCATTTACATTTATCCCTAATACAGTCTTCCTCTAATCGGCAACTACACATTCCACAGTCGCACCCTATGTATATGGTCTTTGCACCTATGTCACCGTTTGCTATCTTAAAGCCCTCAACTCTCATTTTTACTCTCCTTCATGTCATCTATCATCTCTTTATAATTGTTTACTTGTTTAGTCTTCTTCTTCTTATACTTCTCATAATGGCAGCCTTTCATTGTCCAAAATGCGTATAGATATCAGAATTTCCACCGTATATATAGAAAATATACGTTAGCCACGCGATACCTATTATCGCTCCTCCTATTAGATACTTCTTCTTGTTTACTTTACCCATTCGTTATCACACTCATCACACCAATATACCTTTTTAACATACTTGCTTTCTGCCTCTACTATATCTTCTGATTTACACTTTGGACATATCATCTGCAAGCATCCCTAGTCATTAAAAATTCTTCCCAATTAGCATCAGCATTCTTCCCATAGCACTCTTCGCATAATCCAATACTCTTATACATATTATGTAAGTTGTCAATCTCTGCATCACAATGTTCACACTTCAATCTTGCCACCATATTGTTATAGAATGAACTCCTTCCAAATCAGGATTTTCGTCTATATGCAGATCAGGATCATCCTCTAAGAATTTCCTTACCAATTCAACATTATATTTCATTTCAATAATACCTCTAAAAGTTCCTTTTCATACTTTAACCTATCCTCTCTTGACTGTACACTTATAAGTTTGCAATATAAATGTTTTTTCCTTTGTTCCCTTTCCTTCCATTCGTGTAATTCTGCCTTTAGGTCATCTTCAACCTCCTGTTCTATCTTCTCGTCTATCATATCCTCAGAATTATTCATTTTCTATCTTCCCACTCATATCTACAGTCCTTACATATAAACCATTTCTTTTTAAGTTCAACGTTTTCCTTGAGGCAGTTACGACATTTTGTCATACATTATCCTCTAGTACATCAGTATCATAATCATGTACTTTTCCTTTCAATGGCTTTATTTCCTCCCTGTCTTCCTTTCCATATATCCTCTTAGCATCAGACCAATACCAATATAACAATAACCCTATTCCCACAGGTAAACAAACCAAAAGGAAGAAAATTCCGAAACAGAAGGTCATTCTGTCTCTCATCGAATCTTCCTCGGTGTAATCATGAACACTCTGTTTTATCACTCAATATAAACGTTTGAAATTTCGGCTGCTTCGCAGCCTGATTACGCACTATCTTCTTCGTCAGGTTGGTTCAGCAGGTCGTCTTCAGCCTTCTGCTCTTGCAGAAACGTCAACTTCCAAAACACGCGTCTGTCTGCGACTGGTATCTTTTCAGGCTTATCTCTTGCGAATTTAAATTCAAACCACTTCATAAGAATTAGATAATCCTTATGATCCAAGTCTGTTCCCATGTTTTAGCTCAACATAAAGAGTATTTAAAGAAATTGCCTAGCTGGTTAGCTTAAGACCAGCCCTCCCTTTCGCTGTGAATGCTACTAAGGTATGCAAACTCACACTACTAGGCGTATAACAATATTTATATGTAGATATATGTATTGTGTTTTATGGTAGACTTTAAGATAAAGAAGGAAAAAGTAGTGAAAAAATGTACATGTACTCAGGAAAATAGGGATCTTTACTGTAGTAGACACGTATAACAAAAACGTTACAAATCCTGACAAACTTTATAAAGACCTTTAATATAAGAAAACTATGGGTTTTACAGATAGCTTAAGAGGCTTTTTTGGTAAATCTAACGATATATCAAAGGGATATACAGAGTCTACATCAAGACCAAGCATAGCACAGCCCTATATGAGTACCGATACTGGTGCTAAATTACCTATATTTCCATTCCCACTCATAATGATTTATGAGTTAGCAGATAACATTGATGCATTAAGGATACCTATTGAAACACTTAATAGGGAGATGTTTAAGAACGGATTCGAGATTACTGAGAGATTTAAGTATAAATGCTCGAATTGCTCTAAGGAGTTTAAATACAAACCAATACAGGAAAAGGAATTAAAAGCAAGATCTGCAATCGAAGGGCAAGGTGCAATAACGCAGGAGGCACAAATTGAGAGTGAAACAACGTCAGAGGCACAGACAGGAGACAAGTTAGAGTGTGATACATGTGGTAGTAATGATTTACAAAGACCTATACCAGAACACAGAAAGATATTAGAGAAACTGATTGAACAACCTGTAAACGGAAACAACCAAACTATAGAAGACGTAGCAAGAATGCTTGAAAGAGATTTGGAGATAGCAGACAATGCATACATGTTACTTTTGAAGAATTATAACTTAGATGACAGTACAGGAGATATTAATTGGGAAAGCACAGAGATAAAAGAATGTTTAAGAATAGATCCACCACAGGTCGCAATGATTGCAGACAGTGATGGTAGGATAGGTTATGACGATAAAAGAAACAAGGTTTGGGTTTGTCCTAGATTTGAACACAGGGATAGAAGACTAACAACAGACAGATGTGATAGATGTGGTGCAGAAGCACTAAAAGCAATATGTGAAGTTAACTCTGTTTATTCTATAGGCATACCACAGCCAAAGAGAGTTGTTTACGGTGAAGGTGAAATAATTTGGAGAGCTGGTAAGTACAGACCTGCATTAATTTATGGCTATTCACCAATTTATTCAGTTTGGTCAAAGGCAATGTCTTTGAGCCACATGGATGAATATATTAGAAAGTATTTCGATAAGATGAGACCCCCAAGGGGTATGTTAGTAATTGCCTCGCGTAATTACGAAACATTCAGAAAATCATGGGATTTATTAGAGCAGAAAGCACAAGAAGACCCTTACATGATACACCCATTGCTTGTAGAAAGCGATAAAACAGGTAAGAATCTTGCACAATGGCTCGACTTTACAGGTTCATTAAAAGAACTAGAGTTTATTGCAGTTAGAAAAGAACTAAGAATGATAATTGGTGCAATTTATGGTGTTTTACCTCTCTATTACGGAGAAATGCCTTCTGGATGGTCACAAGAGGGCTTACAAGTCACTAT